ATCATAGAAGATATCGAAGAAGGAGAAGAATTAACATTAAAATATAAACTCTATGACCCTAAAAAATAAAAAAATAACTGAAAACTATTATAATCTAAAAATAGATTTTAATACTATCGGAAATATTATGTCTAGTGGTGAACGAGAATCTTATTTTAGTAGTAAATGGAGCAGAGGGAGGGAAATAGATGGCACCTTTCAAATAAAAAATATTGAAAAGACGCCCCTCTTTGTTGATTTGTATAAGAAATTGGAGAATGATTTTAATCCAGTCAAAGCTTTTAAAACTAATCTAGATATATTTTTTTCTTTTAGACCGGGAGCAACAAGTAATATCCACAAAGATACTTATCAAGTCTACATCCTTGCAGTTATGGGAATGACTGCATATAGAATTAATAATAATAAATTTTTTATAAAGCCCGGGAATTTAATTAATATAAAACCGGGGGAAATACACCAAGCCATTAGTTTAGATCCACGGATAGTAGTATCTTATGAAACAAGGAGGGACCATGAAAAAGAGTAATAAATACAGCTATATAAGCGGAAAACAGGTTACTGATGTGGATACCGGAACCCGGTATTATGACTTCCAGGGTATGCGACTTCCGAGCGTTACAACAATACTTGCAAAGACAAAGAATCAGAGTTATTTAACCGCCTGGAAAAATAAAGTTGGACATGAAAAAGCAGAACAAATTAAGAATCTATCATCAAAGCGAGGGACTAGCATGCACAAATTCTTGGAGTCTCATATCCAAGGAGTTGGCTACGATGATCTTACGCCAATCGGATGCGAGGCGAAGCCCATGGCCGAAAAAATTATTGAAATGGGTCTNNCACCTATTTCGGAATATCATGGTTCAGAAGTTATGCTACATTACCCTGGGTTATACGCTGGGAGTACTGATCTCGTATGTGTTCATAATGGTCTTGAGACCATAGTTGATTTCAAGCAGAGCAACCGGCCAAAGAAAGAAGAATGGATTGAAGATTATTATATACAAATTGCAGCGTACGCCATGGCTCACGATGCATACTACGGGAGCAAGATTCGTCAGGGTGTNATNATGATNTGTACACCAGATCTNTACTATCANGAATTTAAGATNACGGACCACGAATTACGGAGCTGGAAACATAAGTTTCTTAAAAGATTGGACCATTACAATGAATTGATTTTTGATGAGAAAGAGAGAGCTAAAGTTGATTCTAATCAACTACTGGAGGAATTTGAAAATGACAAAACCTAAAGTCTATGTAGCAACACCGTGTTACGACATGATGCGAATTGAAACGTGCGTCTCATTGATAGATACTTTCAGCGCGTTAGGTGGTTCTGGTATAGAGTGTAAGTTCAAGTCGGTTAAAACATCTCTAGTGACTCACGGACGAAACTTACTAACCTGTGGCTTCTTGAACTCAGGATTTGATTACATGTTATTTGTTGATGCCGATGTGGAGTTTAAACCGGAAGCGATCATGCGAATGTTAGTGCCTGAAAAAGATATAATATGTACTCCTTACAGAGTTAAGAATGAACCGGCAATACCGGAGTATGCGGTTAAGTTCAAGGATTCAAAGGACATTAAGATTTTACCCTGGGATATTGTAGAAATAGAGGAAGGACCTGCGGGGTGTATGTTAATACATCGAAGAGTGTTTGAACGATTGATGGATAAACGACCGGACTTAAAGATAAAGTTTGATGCTTGTAGAGATAGAGGAAGGACCTGCGGGGTGTATGTTAATACATCGAAGAGTGTTTGAACGATTGATGGATAAACGACCGGACTTAAAGATAAAGTTTGATGCTGCTACACGAATGAAAATGAATGACGAGATAGGAGCGATGGAAGATGCTATAGATAGATATATGTATAATTTCTGGGATACGACCTTTAGATTGGATACTGGTGAATGGAAGGGTGAGGATCTTAGCTTCTGTGCCCTGGCTCGTGAGACAGGATCCAAGATCTACGCGAACCTCGACTCAGAGACCACGCATCACGGATCATATGGATGGAAGGGTAAATTTGGAGACTCACTAATCAAGTCAGTTTCCCCCGACAATTATGCCAAAAAGGAGAAATGATAAAAATAAAATATAATCATTGGGGCGGCGTTATTGATGAGTCTAATGTCATCCACCAGTTGCACGATCAATGGTGCAAGGATAACGGCTACCGGATCACGGACCAGGTCTATAAACCTGGGCGAAAATGTGTTCAAAATGTGTTCAAAAAGAGGCAGGAGACAGATCCTGTATATGCAGCTAAATAAAAATAAAAATAAAAAAAAAAACTACTCTAGAAAAAGTGTCATTTTGTACATTTGGCTTAGAAGTGTTGGTACATATGAATAATGTATGCCATTTGGTCCAAATAAAAAGTGTCATGTGACAGAATATAATGTCACATTACAGAATATTACAGATTGCCCGCGCGAGAGGCAAATCGTTTTTCCTAAAAACTTAGTTTTTTTACCATACATATACAAATTTAAGAGATGACAGAGAAGGGGTTTTGGGATAAATTCAATGAAAAGCACAATTCGAAATATTACTATGCCACGAAAAACAAAAAGAAGATTAAGCTTAAACCAAAACGTCAGCGACGTCATCCCTTATTCAAAGGTCAGGGTGGAGTGGATTGATATTTTTTCTGATTCTGGTTGGGCTGATGAAAAAGGTTTTAATAAAATGAAACTAGCCTTCCCTGTTAATGAGGGTTGGTTGTATAATAAAGATAAATATGCTGTTAAGCTTTTTGCTTCGTATGATCGGGAGGATGATGGGTCTTTGACTTTTGGGGATAGGACAATGATTCCTTTGGCTTGTGTAAAGAAGATGACGAGACTTCTGTAGTTTCTTCTGGTAATGCTTCAACAATCTTCGTATTTAAGAGAGGTTCGTAGTCGTGTAAGATTTGCTTCATTTTGGCTTCTAGTTGTTCCTCTGTTAGCTCTTCTAGTTTCCCATGTTTTATTATTTTTCTGTCTATATATAGTCCTGCTGCTTTACCACGATTGGTTTCAGCATTTACCGCAGAAGAAAAGCTGCCCTTCTTTAACGCTAGATTTTTAATTCTGTCTAGCTCTGCAATGTGGGTTTCATAATTAATTTCAAATTTCTTAAGTCTCTCTTCTTTGAGCTCGCCAACAAACTTTGCAACTAAAGGAGATAGTCTTGGATTCATAAGCTCTGATCCTTCTTGTCTTGCTCTGTTGTGGCTATAGCCAGCTAGCTTTGCTGCTTCCATCTGTGACACTGGTCCTTCAGGTCCACCAAATACTATAAATTCGGCGAATCTCTTTTGCATTTCTGTTAATCTTTTTGGTCTTCCTTGAACTCCCATAGTTGACAATTTAAGGTAACTATCCTATAAAGTCAATATGAAAGATGATTTAGAAGATAGTAAAGACATAGCAGAACAGGCTACTTATGAGGATGAGGCAGCTACGTCTAAACGTACTGTTACTATACCTCTTAAAGAGTATGATGAAATAAAACGTGAAGAGCATTTTATTAAAAGTCAAACTTTAATTGACATTATAGATAACATTGAAAGATTAGTTAGAGCATTAAGGAAACATATTATAAGAAAATGAACGAAGGAATGGAAAATTTAAAAGAGACAGAGGACATGCTCTTATTAATTGAACAGCATAAGAAAGATATTTGGGAGTGGAAACAAAAAGAATCTCAATGGGTAAGAGATAAGAATCAGCTAGATGGTGGCAAACAAATTATATTAGAGTTATCTGATAAGCTAGTTGAAACCGGTAAACTTAACTTAGCTCATCAACAATTAAATGGAAAATTACAAACAAGGTTGACAGAAGTAGAAGATGATAATAAGAAGTTGGCAAAACAAATCGAACACCTAACTAATCGAAAATTATAATGCGAGTACAAGATTTACAAGAGTTTCTCAGTTCATTTACGACAGGATCAGATGCAGTAAAGAATGCACAAATATTTGTAGAGGTAGGTGGAAAACTCGCGGCAGTTAAACGTATGGAAGTACATGAAAACT